GCGCCTGGATGATCTTGACGGCGCGCGGCCTGCTCATGCCCATCGTGGCCATCAGTTCCTCGACGGTATGGGCGCTGCCCTGCATGGCTCGCTTCTGGCGGCGCAGGGCCTCCAGTTGATCGGCGCCCAGCTCCACCAGCTCGCCATCCTGCTGGTCGACCCTGCGCTCCTTCGGCGGGTACACGTGGCCGCAGGTCGGGCACTGCGGCGCCGGCCGGTGGATGGTGAAGCACTTCGGACACGTCGTGATGTTGACGTCGGGCTCGTTGTCGTTGGCCGCGGCGCGCTTCCTGGGCTTGACGCCGTCCAGCGACCACTCGCGTTCCTCGTCGGGCAGCCCATGCGTGGCAACGGCGCCGACGTGATCCAGGATGACGGCCTCGGTCTTGCCGGGGAACGTGCGCAGCGCGCGGCCCACCTGCTGGATGTAGAGCGACAGCGACTGTGTGGGCCGCAGCATGATGGCGACCTCGATGGCGGGAAGGTCGAACCCCTCGCTGATGATGTCGCACGACGACAACACCAGGGTTTCGCCGGACTCGAACCGCTTGATGGTGCGGTCGCGCTCCAGGGCGTCCAGCGTGCCGTCCAGGAACTCGGCTGGCACGCCGGCCTGGCGGAACTCGGCGGCCACGTGCTGGGCGTGGGCCACCGACACGCAGAACGCCACGGCGCGGCGGCCTGGCGTCAGCCGCTTGTAGTGCTCCACGCTGTCGCCGGTGATGCTCGGCCGGTCCATGGCGTCGGCCAGTTGCTCCTTGGCGTAGTCGCCGGCACGCGTGCGCACGCCGGTCAGGTCCAGAGCGTTCGGCGGCGCGAAGATGCGGTACGGGCTCAGAAAGCCGGCGTCGATCAGCTCGCGCATGGTGGGCCCCATCACCATGTCGTCGGCGAAGCCTCCGGCTCCCAGCCCCAGGCCTTTGCCGTCCAGCCGGCAGGGCGTGGCCGTCACCGGCAGCAGCTTGGCCGCCGGGTAGGCGCTCACCACGCGACCCCACGTGCTGTCCATCGTCAGGTGGTGCGCCTCGTCGATGACGATCAGGTCGGGCGCCGGGTAGTCCTCCAGGCGCTTCACCAGGGTCTGCACGCTGGCCACGAACACGCGGGCGTGCGGGTCCACGAACGTGCGGCCGTGCGCCTTGAACTGCTCGACCTGCACCTGGCGCACGATGGGGCCGGGCGCGATGACGCGGTGCCGGGTGCCGAAGCGCGCCAGCGTCATGGCGATCTGCTTCACCAGCTCGGCGCGGTGGGCGATCAGGTAGACGCACCGGCCCTTCCCGGCTGCGCTGGCCGTGACGTAGCTGAAGATCGTCGTTTTCCCGCCGCCCGTCGGCAACACCAGCAGCGGGGCACGCCGGCCCGCGGCGTAGGACTGGCGCACGCCGTTGACGGCGGTGGATTGGTAGGGGCGCAGTTGGATCATGCGGCGTCTTCGTCGGTGTAAAAGCCCGCGGGGATCGGGCGCCGAAGCGGGTCCTCGTCAATCGGTCGGCGGCGCTCCTGCTCGGCATTGGCTGCTTGGGCCATTGACCTGGCGCCGCGCTCCGTCAGGGCGTCGCCAATGCTGTGCAAAATGGCCGTGCCCGGAACCCGGTAGACCGCGTGCCAGCGGCCGTCGGCGGCTTGGTGGGTGTGATGGTGCAGGGTCATGCGGCCGCCTGCTTCTCGCGCTTGGCCCGTAGGATCTCGACAAGCCTGTGCCTGTCGATCTCGACCGCCCCGGCCTTGACCGCCAGGGCGCGCTTGGACAGCGCAATGTCGAAGTGCTCTCGCGGCGTGCCGGCCTTCTGCAACCACTTCCGCGCTACGCCGATCTGGTCGGCCATGGCCAGCAGCTCCTCGGTGGTGTCGGCAAGCATGTGGCACATCTTCATCCGTCCGAACGGGGCGCGCATGTCGTCGACGTAAACAGTCATGCCGCCCCCGAAAACAGGTCAGCAGTGCGGGGCTTGTCGTCGTTTGCTGCGTTGATGCGCGCGCGTGCAATTTCCAGGTACTCCGCCTCCCGCTCGATGCCGACAAAGCCAAAGCCCTCCATCATGGCCGCCTTGCCTGTGCTGCCGCTGCCCATAAACGGGTCTAGCACCAGGCCACCAGGCGGGGTGACGAGGCGGCACAGGTAGCGCATGAGGTCGGTGGGCTTCACCGTCGGGTGGTGGTTGCCGTTGCGCGCCGGCCAGTCGGCATCCTCGCGATCGCGCATGGTGGCGTGCATGGCAACGGCGGGAGTACTCGACCCACCAACACCTTCGTTCCGATCGGTCCGACTCGCCTTGGCGCAGTAGAAAAACCGGGCGGCGGATCCGGTGTCGGCGTGGAAAGCACCAGGCACGCGGTCGCGCTTGCCGGTCACCCGGCCAACACTGGCCGCGCTCGACTCGTCACCACGCACGGGCGCCGCGGCTCCAGACTGGGCAGGAAAGCACGCCAGCACTTCGTCGCTCCCGTCGTGGATGAGGTTGGCGGGCCACCGACCGGGCGGCTGAACGAACTCGCGGCCTACAGTCTTCCCGGCCACGTTCATGCCGCTCGAGTTCAGCGAGCCGGACACCTGCCGGCCACCCTCATCCGCGTAGGCGCCGCCGCTAAGGTCATCCGACGTGGGCACCCTGCACCCGTCGATGTTCAGCGCCCCGGTACCATGCTCCAGCACGTTGGCGGCCACGGTGCCAGCCAGCGGCTTGCGGGCAACGGTGATCGGCTCCAGGGCGGGCTTCAGGGCGGTGCCCCAGCCTTGCCAGTCGCCGGCCAGGTTGCGCGACTTCGGAAACCCCGACCCGTAGACCCAGGCGATCATGTCGCGGATCTCGAAGCCGGCGTCCTCAATGCGCGCGGCCATGCGATGCTGCGTCCGCGTGCCGGCAAACGCCAGCAGGTGAGCGCCCGGCTTCAGCACGCGCAAGCACTCCACCCACACATCGACGGGCGGAACATCGCTGTCCCACTTCAGGCCCATGAATCCGCCCTTGGTGGCGCCAGCCTTCGCGCGGGAATACGGGTTGTCGGCGCCCTTACCGCCAGGCCCGCCGCCGTCGTTGGTCAGACCATACGGCGGGTCCGTGACGACGGCGTCCACGCTGGCATCAGGCATGCCGCGCAGGATCTCCAGGCAGTCGCCGTGGTGCAATGCAAATGTATTCACACCCGCCCCCAGCAGTTGAAGGCGCGGCGCACCAGGTAGCCCCGGACGATCGACAGCACCGTGAAGATGATCGTGATGCCGATGTTCTGGCTGAGCGTGAAGGCGTGCCCGAACAGCGGGTAGACGACGAAGGAAGCCAGGACCGAGACCACGAAGCCGACGGCAACCCCGGCAACGGTCTCGACCAGCGACATGCGGCGGGACTGACTCACTTCCCGTCCCCGCCTTCCTTCTGCTCGGCCTGCCGGCGGCGCTCCAGATCGGCCTCCAGCGCCCGCCGGATGATGGCCGACCGCTGCACGGGCAGCCCCGTGCGCTGGGCCTCGGCCTCGGCCAGCTCGTCAATGCGCGCAACCAGATCGGCTGGCGCCCTGAAGTTGATGTAGACGTGGTCCATGTAAATCCTTTCCATCTGTTGCGTGGTGTCGGTCACTATACAACAAAACGCGCCACGCGGAAAAAGTCTGTGCTATATTGTGGCCGTGCAAAACGCTTGCACCGTCAACGAACCAAGGAGCGACATGAACGACAACTATTTGCAGGGCGTGTTCCTGGACATGCCGAACGCCGAATACCACGGCGGACACCCGCACATCGGCAGCAGTGGCTTCAAGCTGCTGGAGCGCAGCCCGGCGCACTACTGGGCGGCGAACGTCGACCCCGAACGCGAGCGCAGCGAACCCAGCCGCGTCATGGTCATGGGCACGGCCTGGCATACCGGCATCTTCGAGCCCCACGACTTCGAGGGCGCGTACGCGGCCAAGCCCGACATTTCGGCGGCCAGCACGGTGGCCAAGCTGCTGGACGAAGCCCTGGCCGACATGGACGCCTTCGCGCAGAAGTACGTCGGCATCCCCGAGGGCATCAGCCGGACATCGAAGGAAGGCAAGGCGCTGCTGGCCGATCTGGCGGCCGCCGGCAAGACAGGCGTCGACGAATCGAAGCTGGCCGAAGTGCTCGATCTGGCGCCGCCACTCGTCGGCAAGACCCTGCTGGGCGCCGACGACCTGCACGCGGTGCGCGCCATGGTCAAGGCCGCCCGGGCGCACCCGATCACCAAGATCATCATGGACCAGCCGGAGGGCTTGGCCGAGGCGTCAGTGTTCTGGGTGGACGCCGAGACCGGTGCGCCGTGCCGCGTGCGGCCGGACTACGCGGTGCCGCCCTGCGAGATGTTCCCGAACGGCCTGATCGTCGACGGCAAGTCCAACGACGACAGCGGCCCCGAGGGCTTCGCCCGCAACTGCTGGAACTCGCAGATGTACTACCAGGCGGCTTGGTACTCGGACGGCATGCAGCGCCTGTGGAATACCAAGAAGCCGCCGGTCTTCATGTGGCTGAGCCAGGAGCGCGACCCGCCCTATGCCACGGCCTACTACGCGGCCAGCGTTGACCTCGTGGCCTACGGCCGCAAGAAGTACCGGCGTCTGCTGCGCGTGTTCGCGGAGTGCCTGAGCACCGGCAAGTGGCCGGGCTACCCGACCACCGTGCAGTCGCTGGAACTGCCCACCTGGGCGGCCAAGATCGTGCAGGACGAGGTGGCGGCATGAAGGTGCGCGTGCGCAAACTCGACCCGGCGGCCAGCCTGCCGAAGTTCGCCACCCCCGGCTCGGCCTGCTTCGACCTGGTGGCGCTGGACGTCAACGGCGACACCGACTGGAGCTACCCGCTCCGCCAGGGCTCGACCGTGCAGTGCGGCACCGGCCTGGCCTTCGAGATCCCGGCCGGGCACGTCATGCTTGTCTTCAGCCGCAGCGGCCAGGGCTTCAACCACGGCATTCGACTGGCGAACTGCGTGGGCGTGATCGACAGCGACTATCGCGGCGAGGTCAAGGTAAAGCTGACCTGTGACAAGCCCGACGAAAGCAACCGGATGCCCTACGACGTCCGGCCCGGCGAGCGCGTCGCCCAGGCGCTGATCCTGCCGGTGCCCGCCGTGGAACTCGAGCTGGCCGACGAACTCAGCACCACCCAGCGCGGCGCCGCGGGCTTCGGCTCCACGGGTTCCGCATCTTTTTGATCACCACCACCGAAAGGAAACCATGACATTCCAAGTCCGCAAAGCAGAGCGCCAGGGCGCGCGCCTGCTCATTCAACTGTCCGGCGTGTCCGGCTCCGGCAAGACCTGCACCGGGCTGCAGCTCGCCTACGGTCTGGCCGGCGGCAACGCCGACAAGATCGTGATGATAGACACCGAGAACCGGCGCGGCAGCCTGTACGCGAACAGCCTGCCGCAGCCCTTCAACATCATCGACTTCTACGCGCCCTTCAGCCCGACACGGTACATCGAGGCCATCGGGGCCGCGTGCAAGGCCGGCGCCGAGGTCATTGTCATCGACTCGGTGACGCATGAGTGGGAGTCCGAGGGCGGCTGCGAGTGGATTGCCAACCAGACGCGGTTCCCCGACTGGAAGCGGGCCAAGGCTGAGCACAAGCGGTTCATGACCTACATGCTGCAGAGCCCGGCACACATCATCGCCTGCACCCGGGCGCGCGAGAAGGTGGACTTCAGCGACCCCAAGAACCCGCGCCCGCTGGGCATCCAGCCGATCCAGGAGAAGAACTTCAGCTTTGAGGCCACGGTCAGCCTGATGATGCACGACCAGGGCAAGCGCCAGGACGTGCTGAAGTGCCCAGCAGAGCTCCAGCAGGTGCTTGGCCGCGGCCAGGGCTATGTCACGGCCGCCGACGGCAAGGCCCTGCGCCAGTGGGTGGACGGCGCAGCCCCGATTGACCCCGCCATCGAGCAAGCACGCGGGCATCTGCTGAACGTGTGCGAGCGCGGGCTGGACGCCTTCAAGGCAGCCTGGAACGCCCTGAGCGCAGCGCAGCGCAAGGCCCTGGGCACGGGCTTCCGGGACCAGTGCGCGGCCAGCGCCACCGCCTTCGACCAGCAGCGCCAGGCGGCGCAGGAGATGGGCGGCAGCACCGACAATCCGGCTGTGGCGGCTCTGAATGCCGCCGCTTCCCAGCAGGCTCCGGCGGCCAGCCAGGCCGACGAAGGCGACGTTTTCTAACCACGGACCCGGCCCGGCAACGGGCTGGCATCATCACATGACCGACATGGACCACCCCGACTACACCAGCCTCGCTACCGTGCTGCAGGCCGCCTATGACCAGGCCTCGCGCGGCAAGGGCCGGGAGCGCCACGCCGTCACAGGGCAGCCTTTCGAGGAACAGCCGATGTCCTCGATCAACCGGACGCTTGGCAGCATCGACGGCTTTCTGTACCAGGCCGCGAAGAAGGCCCAGGAAGCCCGCCGGCTGCCCTACGGCCGCGCGCAGGCCGAACTGCTGGGCGCCATCAACTACCTGGCCGGCGCCGTGATCGCGCTCGACACGTGGGCGCAGCACACGCTGCCTGACGCGGCCGGCAAGACAGCTTCTCAACACACCAACTGAAAGGACCCCATGCAACTCATCGGATTGGCCCGCCTTGGCCGCGACGCGGAAGCCCGCACCGTCGGCGACAACGTCGTCGCAAACCTCAGCCTCGCCTTCGACTACTACGACCCCAAGGCCGAGAAGAAGCGCAGCACCACCTGGGTGGACGCTGCTCTGTGGGGCAAGCAGGCGACCAGCCTGGAACAGTACCTGCTGAAGGGCACCCAGGTCTGCTGCACCATCGACGACCTGCACATGGAGACCTACCAGGGACGCAACGGCGAGGGCGTGAAGCTGACGGGCCGTGTCAGCAGCATCAAGCTGGCCGGCGGCCGTAGTGAGCAAGGCGGCTCCGGCGGTGCACCCGCACCCGCCCCAGCCCCGCGACCCAGCGCCGCACCTGCACCGCGCCCGGCCCCGGCCCCAGCGCCTGCCAGCGGCTTCAACGACATGGACGACGACATTCCGTTCTGACCTGGGCGCCCCGGTTGATCGACATCAAAGCCACCCCGCCCGGGTGGCTTTTTAACGTCGGCCATGGACCCTATTCGAGTCACGAGGCCGCGCCATCGCGCGGCGATCCTGCGCGCCGTCATCGGCATCATGCGCCTTGACGGCGAGGCCTACCAAGGCACGTCACGGCTTGGGCCGGCCGTGGAGAACTCGTTGATCATCCAGGCCATTGTGCTCGGCCAGGCCGACGGCAGGCCCATGACGGCCTCCGACATCGCCGGGTATCTGGGCGTGCCTCGATCCACCGTCATCCACAGGATTGACAGGATGCCCAAGCGGATCGGCGTCATGCGCCACAAGAGGGGGCGCCGGGTTGAATATAGTATTGCGATTGCCAACGACCCGAAGGTAATTGCGGCTCTGGTCGAGGAGTGCAAAGCAATTACAGTTGCCTGCCGGGAACTGTCGAAACCCGACACATAGGGAATTGATCTACGGCCGCGAATTTAATACCCCGTTAATTGCTCGCGGCTGTCGCGAGCCCATACAACGGGGGTTGAGGTGACGCCGGAAGAACTGCTGAAAATGCAGAGTGAACTAGGCTTGTCGGACGGGAAGATGGCTCAGGCGCTCGGCGTCACGCGCCAGACGTGGAGAAACTGGCGGCGCGGGTGTCGGTGCCCGCTGTTTGCTCAGAACGCCCTGCGGTGGATGATGGAGCTGCGGCGAATCTCGCCGGCAAACGATAACCTGCCAGCCAAAATCAAGGCCCTGGCCGTGGTTGCTGTCGCCTTGTTCAGCGGCGAGATAGCCGCCTAGTACAACACGGCGGTACAACATGAGGCGTCGCGTCAAGGCGGCGCCTCGCATATTCTGGGTAATCCGTCCCATCCATCATGGGGGCGATATTGAAAAGCCATTTCCGGCTTGCGTGTCCAACCATTTGCACCTGCATAGCTATTTGCCCCTGATCGGCCTATCGGTTTACCTGCTTCGATGTTGTACGTTGAACCGTTTCCCGCCTGCCGGTACAACAAAATCGCACCGATGGGGTGCATGTTGTACCGGAGACTGACCAGTGGGTAGCATCATCGCCCGCAAGCGCAAAGACGGCGGCACGTCCTTCCTGGCGCAGATCGTCATGAAGCAGGGCGGCGTCATCACGCACCGCGAGAACAAGACATTCCCGGGCCGGCGCGAGGCTGCCGGATGGATCGCCAGGCGCGAGGCCGAACTGGAGAGCCTGGGCCGCCAGCAGGAAGACCCTCGCCTGTCCGACGTCATCGATCGATACACCAGCGAATCTCTGGCCAAGATCGGCAGGACCAAGGCCCAGGTGCTGGGAGCCGTCCGACGCACACCGCTGGGCGCCATGCGCTGCAGCAGGATCACGAGCGCCGACATCGTGGAATTCGCCCGCCACCTCGGCGCCGGCGTGGCCCCGCAGACGGTGCACAACTACCTTTCGCACCTGGCCAGCGTGTTCGCCATCGCCCGGCCGGCCTGGGGCTACCCGCTGGACCGTCAGGCGGCTCTCGACGCCATGGCGGTGTGCAAGCGCATGGGGTTCACCAGCCGCAGCCGCGAGCGGGACCGCAGGCCGACCGTGGACGAGCTCGACCGCCTGCTGGAGCACTTCACGGCCAGCCGGGCGCGGCGAGCCGACAGCAACCCGATGGCTGACATCGTGCTGTTCGCGGTGTTCAGCACCAGGAGGCAGGAGGAGATCACGCGCATCACCTGGGCCGACCTCGACGTCGAGCACAGCCGGGTGCTGGTGCGCGACATGAAGCACCCCGGCGAGAAGATCGGCAACGATCAGTGGGTGGACCTGCCGCCCGAGGCATTGGCCGTGGCGCTGCGCCAGACGCGCTCAGGGCCGCGAATCTTTGCCGCCAGTACCGACGCCATAGGCGCGGCCTTCACGCGCGCCTGCAGGCTCCTGGGCATCGAGGATCTGCACTTTCACGACTTGAGGCACGACGGTGTCTCGCGCCTGTTCGAACTCGGCTGGTCGATCCCGCACGTGGCAGCCGTCAGCGGGCACCGGAGCTGGCAGAGCCTGAAGCGGTACACCCACATCAGGCAGCGCGGCGACAAGTATGCGCAGTGGCGGTGGCTGACGGCGGCCGGGAACCCCCAACCCGACAGCTTGAGTGCTGCTTGACCGTCAGGAGCAATGTAACAAAAAAAGCCCCGGCACATGACCGGGGCGAAATGGCTGGAGAACCAACCAAGGAGACAGGGGTATTCTACCGCGTTAGCGCGTCATAGCTGCGCTGGCAGGCGAGGCCGGCGGCTCGGGCTGCGTCAGCATGTCGAGCAATTCCATCCGCAGCCTCGTCAAGCCGGCGCTGCACGTCGGCAAGCAGATCGGCGGTGGCAACGGCTGACGGGCCGCTGACGGCAGGGCCGGCGTCACCGGAGGCTCGACCACAGGTGGCGGTAAGGGAGGCGAGACGGTCGCGCAGCCGCTGGCCAGCATCAGTGGCAGCAGCAGCATCAGCGCGGGCGCGCTCCAGGGCTTGGTGGGCTTCATCGGCGGCTTTCTGCACCTCTGCGGTGCGGCGTCGTTCTTCGGTGCGAGCTTGTTCGCCAGCCTGCCTGGCGGCCTCAAACATGGCCTGCATCTGCTCGGCGTGCCGGGCGCGCGTGTCGGCATGGTCTGACTGCTCGCCAGACAGCCGTAGCGTTTGCCAGCCTGCCAGCAGCAGGGCGCCGGCCAAGGCAATTGACAGGGCTCTGGTGACGATCACAGCCACCCCTGGTACTTCGGGCTGCGCACGACAAGCACATCGTGGACGTGGTGGCGGTTGATGTCGCAGGCGCTGCGCCCGGCGTAGAGCGGGGCGCGAGACTTCAGGCAGGCGTGCTCGACGTGGCCGAACCACTGCTGAGGGTCGCAGCCGGCCTTGAGCCCGCAGGCGCGGCGCTCCTTCTGCACGCCACCCATGCCGCCGTTGTAGGCTGCGTCGGCGAACGCCAGCCGCTGGCCGTGGTCCTCGACGACATGGAGGGCCAGGAAGTCGCCGCGCGTCTTCAGGATGACGGCGCGAAGCTGCAGGTCAGGCCGCTGGTAGACGTTCGCCCATGACCACTCGCGCAGCGCCGGATGGCGGTCTCGCATCTCCTGCAGGGCGTCGAAGCGCAGCCGTCCATCCGGATGCCATGCGCGCGTGATCTGCCCCAGCCCGGCGCCCTCCTCGCGCGCCGACTTCAGGCGGCTCGACGGGTTCCAGCAGCGGCTGTGCCGCAGCGTGATGCAGCTCTCGTGCTCGACGAGGGCCGGCAGCAATTCGCGCCTGGGATGGTCGGGCCAGTGCCGGGCCTGCTCAGCCCGGAAGGTCGCGCGGTGGGCCTCGGCTGCGGCGGGGATGTAGGTGCGCACGTCCTGGGCTCTCGCCAGGCCTCCGAACAGGCCCATGAGCCCGTAGGCGACGATGGCCAGCGCGATGAGCGCCAGGCCGGCGCCGATGGGGTGCTCGCCAGCCCTGCCGAACAGCCGCCGGGCGTCGGCCTCGGGGTAGTCGTGCAGGGCCTTGCGCGCCAGGTGCACGAAGCCCACGGCCAGGAGCGGCGTCACCAGGGACAGCAGCAGCATGCCGGTGGTCACGCCCTTGTCGGGGTCAGTGGCCAGCAGCGCGCCCAGGACGACTGCGGAGCCGCCCAGCAGGAACAGGTAGCGGAATCTTGGCTTCATCACAGCCTCCACCAGAGATAGGGCCACAGCAGCCAGAACATCATTTGTCGGCCTTGGTATCGAGGCGGTCGAAGATCTTGCCCAGCATATCCTTGACCTCCTTCAAGCCTTCCTTGAAGTCGTCCTTGGCCACGTAGGACTTGGGTAGGTCTTCGCGCAACTTGGCGAGATCGGCCTTGAGTTCCTTGACTGCCGCCCACATTTCGCGGGCGAACCACCCGACGACGGCAGAGAAGAGGCCAAAGACGATGTTAAGCAGTGTCTGGATGTCCATGTCGTCGATGGGTTCAGGGGGTGGGCCGGATTCTATCCCGACAAGCCGTCGCGTCGGCAGTCGGAAAGCATTGGTCCACCAGCACCGTGAACGCCGGCTGGTGGCACGGCGCTGATGACCCCGGACGCTTCCGCGCCGGCCCCGCCACGGTCGGGGGCATTGGTCAATCCTTGGACTCCAGTTGCAGGCTGCAGGTGTAGCCGTCGCCTGACACGCTGTGCGTGACGGCGTTGATCACCCAGCCACCGCCGTCGATGCCGGCGCGAAAGCCGGTCAGCGTCGCTGTTCGCTCGGCGCTCATCGTCGGGTCGCCGATCAGGCCGTTGATGCTCATCTTCCCCGTGCCGCGCGTCAGAGACTTCAGCTTGCTGTCGGCGGCTCGCCGCGCTTCGGCCTCGCTGGCGTAGCTGTTCTTCAGCGCCATGACGGGCTCTCCGCTGCCGGCCTGCACCTCGGCGCGCTCGGCGGCGTCGGTGTCCTGCCAGTAGGCCTTCACGCTCTTGTACCTGCCGCGCTCCGTGATCGTGGCGCTCCAGCTCTCGCACTGGCTGGCGTCGATCATCGCCGCAGGCAGGTTGCCGCCCGCAGCCGTCTTGCCAGACGCATGCTCGGCCACCACCAGGCGGCCGTCCGCCACTTTGCAGGTGGCGCCCTGATCGGCGCAGATGCGCTGCAGAAGCTGCAGGTCGCTTTCCGTCTGGTCGACGTGGCCGAGGTTGCGCGACGCCAGGCCGGCCGCGATGGCTGGCTGCAGGCCGTTGTCGGCGGCGATGGTGCGCACCAGCGTGCCCAGCGTGACGTTCGGCCAGCTTCGCTCCTTAGGGGCCTTGATCTTGCCGGTCATGTCGGCGGCGTTGGCGCGGATCGTCATCTCGCGGGCCGGGCCGCTGACGTCCACCTCGTCCACCACGTAGGAGCCCATCTTCACCAGGGCCTGGCCGACGTAGCCCAGCGAGACCTCGATCTTCGCGCCGGTCTTGGGGAACTCCAGCCGCTGGTCGCGGTCGTCGATGACCAGCGTCAGCCGGTCGGACTTCACGCCGGCCTCGTCGGTGATCTCTGCCGACAGCAGCCGATCGACGACCAGCGCCGTGATGTTGGCGCCGTCAGCGGTGATCTTGTAGGCGACGCGCATCAGTCGTCCCGCCAGTCGCCCGGCAGGTCGGGCAGGTCCAGGGTCTGGCCGGCGTACTGGTGGGTGCAGTCACCGAGGAACTGCACGCGGCCGTCGGTGATGAAGGTGTGGCAACGCTTGTCCACCTGGGGCACCTTCACGTTTTGCTCGCCCGCGTCCCTGCGCGCCTGCGCTTCGGCGACGTCTCGCTTGAGGGCCTCCGGGTTGCCGATGTTGGCTGGCTCAGTCCACCACACCAGCACGCTTGGTGTGAATGTCGGCTTCTCAGCGTCTCCATTCCATCCCCAGCGTGGTCCGAGTCCTTCACCTACTCGGACCTGGTGCAGCATGTCGCAGCCCTGGCACCAGTAGCCCAGGCCGCCGCCTTCGATGTTGCGCAGCTTGCGCGACAGCATTCCCATGATCAGCCCCACAGCCGAATCGGCTGCACCTCTGTCGCGGGCTTGGGAATGTCGGGCAGCGTGATCGTGGTGTTGACGGGCAGCACCGGCCCCAGGCTCGCCAGGCCGGGGTTCGCGTCCAGCACCAGCTCCACGGCGCCGGACTGCTGGCCGTAGAACTTCCAGCAGATGAAGTCGAGCGTGTCGCCCTCCTCGGCGCGGTAGGTGGCGGTCACAGCGCGTCCTCCCCGTACTCGACCATCGACAGCCGGAACTCAATGCGCCGCGGCGTGCCGTTGTCGAAGAACACCGTGCGGGTCTCCTCGATGCCGGTGACGCACCACAGCCCGCAGTATTGGCCGACCGACTCGAAGGCGTAGATCAGCGGCAGCGGCAGGCCTGAGACAGCCTGGGCGCGCAGCGCCGCGACCTGGCCGATGCCGCCACGATAGTGCGGGTAGATGACGCCGTTCAGCGTTATGGTGTCGGCGCCGCGCCCCGTGTTCTGCTGCGCCGGCTGCCGTCCGATGCGGTCCTTGGCCTGCCACTTGTACGTGCTGGTGCGCTGCAGCTCCTGGAAGGCTGCGGTGTCGATGCCGAACGTGAACTCGCCCAGGCGGGCCATGTAGGTGCGCATGGCTAGTACCCGAGAGCGTCTGTGAGCATGCCGCGGCGGTTGGCCGCCTTCTCGCGCTCGCGGCGGTCCATCTCGGCGCGTACCGCCTTGGCGGTCGCCGCCGGGTCGCTGGCGCTGCCCTGCACGGTGATGTTGTACTGCGGATGATTGGTCTGGTTGATGGTCGGGCCGCTGCGCGCGGCCGGCACAACGGCTGCAGCAGCCGGGGCGCCGGTCATCGCAGCCCCTGGCTTCTGGCCGGCGCCGACGAGGTTCTTCGCGCCCTGCCAGGCGCTGCCTATGCCGTCACCGATGCTGCTGGCTGCGGCCTTCACCTTGTCGACGGTCTGGAAGATCCACGCCGTCTTCTCGGCCAGCCAGTCGATCACGGCCCCCACGGCGGACTTGATGGCGTCGAAGGCCGAAATCGCGGTCTCCTTGATGGTCTGCCAGACGGCGACCAGGCCGCCCTTCACGGTCTCCCAGTTCTGCCAGAGCACGAAGCCGGCGAACGACAGCAGCGTCAGCGCGATGCCGATGGGGTTGGTCAGCAGGAACACGGCCAGCGTCTTGAAGGCCGTGCCGATCATCGCCAGGGTGGTCACCAGGCCCTTGCCGAATGCGAGCCATGCAGCGCCAGCCGTGGCCGTGCCGGTGGCGAACATCATCAGGAAGCCGGCCGCGCTGAACAGTGCGGCACCAAGCTGGCCGATGCTGACGATGAGCGGCGCGAACTTCAGCGCCACGATGATCATGCCCAGGTTCTCCCAGCCTCCGACGAAGGCCGCGATCTTGGCCGTGGTGTCCACGATGGACTTGCCGAGGGCCCAGGCGTTCTCGGCGAAAGCCACCAGGGACTTGCCGGTGCGCTCGGCCCAGGTCTGCAGCTCGCCATTGGCCGCCATGCGGTCCAGCGTGCCCAGCAGATCGCTCAGCCGGCCCTTCATCCACTCGAACAGGCCGGCGTTCATGGTGTTGTTGGCGAAGCGCGCCCACTGGTCCTTGACGTTGGACACCATGCCGGCCCAGGTGCCGGACAGCTTGTCCATGGCGCCGCCGTACTTCTCGTTCCAGATCGCGGTCAGCGTGGACTCGATCATCTTCCGGTTCTCGGCGTCGACGGTCTTCGTGCGCTGCCGCCCGGCCTTGTCAGTGAACTCGTAGGTGATTTGGCCGCCCTTCTTGCTGCCCTTGATGCCGAACTCTTTCAGGCGCTCGTTCTCGCCCGTGATGGCGTCTGCAATGGCCTCCACTGCCTGCATCACGGGCTTGCCCATGGCGGCCCCGGTGTCGCCCAGCGTCCTCAGCAGGCCGTTGGTCGGGTCGAGGCCGTAGGCCCGCAGCTTCACGAAGGCCTGCGTCACCTCGGCCAGTTCGAACGGCGTCTTGGCGGCGAAGTCGCTCACCCACTTCATGGCCTTGTCGGCGCCGGCCGCGCTGCCCTCGGTGGTCTCCAGGATGGTCTTGAACTTTTCGAACTCGCTGGCGACGTCGACGAAGTTCTTCTTGAAGAAGTACCCCAGGCCGGCACCGGCGACAGCGGCCTGCGTCGCCAGGCTGCGGAACTTGGACCCGACCTCGCCGAAGGCTTTGCCGACACCGGAATTCGCCACACCGGCCAGCGCCGTCATGCGGTTCTGGGTGACCTCAAGCTGGCGCTCGAGCTTCTTCTGATCGTCGGCCAGGTTCTTCGTGCTGATGCCGGCGTCCGTCAGCGCTTTGCGCATGTTGGCCAATCGCTCACGGCTGCGCGCGAAAGCCTCGCCGGCCCGGTCTGCGGCGGCCTGCGCGCGGCGCAACTCGGCTGCCTGCTTCTTGGTCGGGTTCTCGGTGGCGGCCAGCGCCTGGGCGAACTGCTCGGCCTTCACCTTGGCGGCCTGCCAGGCGTAGCCGGCTTGCTTGGTGTCTTCCGTCAGCTTGCGGAAGCCGGCCACGTTCTGCAGCCGGCCGTCAAGCGCGCGGACGGTGCCGCCCAGGCGGCTCATCTGGTCATCGGCAGCCCCGAATGCGGACTTGAAGGTGCCAGCAAACGTCGCGCCGATCTCGACATTCACGCTGCCAGCAGTCTTCATTCTCAGCCCTCAGAAACGCCCGTGGCCTTATTGTAGGCCCTGGCGTGCTCGATCCATTCGGCCACGTCGTCCTCGTCCATTTCCATGACGTCGGCGTGCGCGTAGCCCAGCCGCACCAGGTTGTGCGCAGCCGCCATCAAGGCGCCGTACTCGAACCGAAAAAACCCTGCAGCGTCTCCGTCAGCTTGGCGTAGTCCAGCGCGTCCAGCTCGTCGATCACGGCGGGCGGCACCTCGCACAGGTTGGCGATCAGCGCGATCTCGCGGTCCTCGTCGGTCTTCTGCTTGGCCGCCATGCGCCTGTCCCGGACCTTGCAGCGGCGCATGTTCAGGGACTTGTACTCTTGGCCGTCGACGGTGACGGGAAACTGCAGGGGAATGCTGGTGGTGGTCATCGCGGTCTCATCAGAAAAGCGGCCGGGTCATCACTCCCGGCCGTGTTGCGGAACGATTACAGGCCCAGGGCTGCGCGCTGGTCGGCGAGCTGGTCCACGCCGTTGATCACGCGGATCATGTTCTCGGCGTCGATGTTCACGGCAGCGACGCCGTTGATGGTCTCGCTGTACTTGCGCAGGCTGTAGGTCAGCGTGGTGGTCTGCTTGCCGCCCACTGACCACGCGCCGACGTCGCGCGACTTCAGGCCGCCCAGCGCCTGGATCACCACGGACTGCGCGGCCTCGCCCTGGCGCTGAATGGCGCCCATGACGCGCAGCGGTACGCCGGCGCCCAGCAGGCCGAAACCGGCGATCACGGACTCGTCGTAGTCTGACAGCACGATGGAGAGCTCCATCATTTCCATGCCGAGGTCCACTTCGACCGGCATGTCCATGCCGCCGGCACGGTGCTCCTCGGTCGCCAGAGACAAGGTGGGAAGCGTCACCTCGTCGGCCCGGCCTGCGTAGCCGAAGCCGTCGATCATGACGTTGAAGTTTCGCAGGTGGCGGGGCAGCATCAGAGGATCTCCTCAATGTAGTCGGTGACGATCTTCGACCGGAACGTGATGTGCTCGGCCGGATAGGGAGGCGTGAACTCGAAGTCGAAGAACACCTTGCCGTCGGCGATGTTGGCCGGCGTGTTCAGACCAGGGCTCGGGAAGCAGCGGCCTCCCAGAATGGCGCCCTGCGCCTTGAGGCGGTCCATGTAGTCGTTCACGCCCTGCGCCACGTCTTCCAGGTACGTGCGCGTGATGTTGCGGTCCACAGCCCACATGTGAGCACGCAGGATCGAGTCGTTGATCATGTCGGCGGTGCGCACCACGGACAGGAAGGCGAACTTCGGATCGTCGCTGGCCGTGCGGTTGCCCCACAGCCGGTAGCCGTCCTGGCGGATGATCGTGGCGACCTCCTGCTCGTTCAGCAGGTTGGCGCGGCTGTTGGCGTCGCCCAGCGTGAAGTCGATACGGCGGCCGGTGCCGACGATGCCGTTGATGACCTGGTTCGAAGGGCTCCACCAGAACCCGCGGTCGTTGTCGATCTTGGCGATCAGGCCGGCCACCCGCGCGCTGGCGGGCTCGTTGACGATCTCGCCCAGGCTGTTGCGCACCTGCACGGCGGGGTCGACGACGTACACGCGCTTGCTGCCCCAGTCACCACGGTACGTGATGGCCGCCGCGTCAGTGGTGTTCGGGCCGTCGGCGATCACGACAGCGCGCAGGCGCTCGGCGATGCCGACCATTTCGGCAACGACAGCATTGGCGGTCGTCGTGCGGGCACTGGTGAAGCCTGGTGCGCACAGAATGCGCGGGCAGAAGCCGTTGCTGGACTCGCTGCCCAGGAAGGCGTGCACGCCCTCGTAGGCGCCCGTCGAGACGTTCACGCCACCGATGACGTTGGTCACCGTCGCGGCGTCGTTCATGCCGGCGGCGACACGCACCACCACGACGACGGCGCCGGTCTGGTCGAAGATGCCGTCCAGCGCGGCGGGCAGCGTGCCGTCCGTGCCCAGCTTGGCCGCCATGGCTGCGTCGCCGGGCACCAGCACCGGGGTGTTCAGCGGGAACACGTCGTCGAGTCCGCCCGAAAGCTCGGTGCGGCGCAGCGCAGTCAAGATACCGGAGCCCGTGCTGGCGCCCGTGTTGGTGATCGTGAACAGGGCGTGCGCGGTGGGGTTCGCCTCGATGGCCGTCTTCAGCGCCGTTGCGGTCGTGGTGATGGCGGCGGACGGGCCGGTCGCCAGGTTCACCGTCACGTCGCGGCCAGTGACGCTGATGGACAGCGTGGCGTTGTTCGTGCCGGGGTTCACCAGGCGCAGCGAACTGGAGTTGCCCAGCTCGCCGGCCAGCTTGCTGGTGAACGTCAGCGCGTTGTTGCTGCTGACCACACCGATCTGCAGGGCGGCCTTGACCTCCTGCTGCGAATTCGGCGCCGTGCCGATGACACCGATCACGCTCGACCGGACGGTGCGAATGGGGCGCGGGCCGTCGCTGATTTCAACGACCTCGACGCCATGCAGGAAGGTTTCAGGCATCTTTCATCCTCGTAAATCGTTTGACACTATACATGGGCTATTCTACACAGCCCGCGGCAAAACTGTCACCAGATCAAAGCGTTTGAACACCTGCACAGATCACAGGGGCTCGGCCGTCAGATGTGATCGCCGGACGGATCGATCGGATCGAGGACCGGCTCCAGGAACTTGACCACGGCCAGGCGCCAGCCCTTGCTTTTCTGGTGTCGCTTCAGCCTGGCCGTCACGGTTGTCTCGCGCGGCAGCTCCAGCATCACGACGGTCATGACCAGCACGTTGACGAGCACGTCCAGCACGTAGCCGATCATCAACGTCGGGTAGCCCAGAGCCTTGCCGACTGCCGTGAGCTTTCCGGCGTCCCTCACCCTCTTCAGGTTCATGACGGCGCAGTAGAAGACATACAAGCCGTACGTGATGGCCAGCGCGAACAGGAGGTAGTTGAGGAGGCTCATGCCGCCGGCCTCGGATAGCGCGCCTTGATTTCCTCGACCTTGGCCAGCCATTCTTGCATGGTCCCCTCGCCGCGCTGGGCCTTGAAGAACAGCGGGTCCGATTCATCGCGGTAGGCCGCAACGCGAGCCGCCGTCACGGATGCCGCGATTTCGGCGGCGGTTGGCGGCGGCGGGTCTTGCAGGACGGGGCGGCCAGCGGCATCGGCGACGATGCGCTTGCCGCTAGACTGGCCTTCCAGCAGGGCTGCGTGCTGCTCGGCTGTGATTTCGACAGCATCGGCTGGGATGTTGTTGCCGTGAAGGGCGGGATCGTAGAAGCCGCTGGTTTGCGCAGAGTAGAACATGGTTTTTCCTTAGTGGCCGACGGCCATGAAATAACCGATAGTCGAAGCACCCGAACCGCGATTCCATGCAAAACCGGTTGTAGTGGGAGTCGATGTTAAATATGGCGCAGTCGCAGATGAGGCCATCCCTGAAACAGTGACGGACCGAACAGAGTTCGGAAACGCGATCGGGAAAGTTGCCGACCCAGTCGTTGCAGAAGACCCATCAAACGACCCCCACTGCACAATCAACCCACTCGGCAGCCGTTGCCAGCCGTTCGCGGAAAGCGACGACCCGAAGGCGCCAGCATTGCCAAACTGCGCCGTCCCGCCGCCGTGATACCAGAGCGCTCCGGTGCCCAGCGAATTCAGCACGATGCTGTCACCTGCACGCAGCGTGACAGACGTCACGGTGTTGGTGGTGTTGTTCAGGACGATGGTGTCGCTGCCGGCGCGCTGAACGATGACATCGTTCACGCCGGTATTGATGATGTTGAACCTGGCGCCGGGCGACAGCGCGTTTGCAGCCGGCAGGGTCAGCGTAATGGCTGCGCCGGTCGTGGATGCGTAAATATCCATGCCGGCATGGGCTGCGCTCAGCGTGGTATTCGCCGTCAGGCCGACAAACCCCCGGGAGTTACCCAGTGCGCGCTGCACGAATTCAGTGGTGGCCAGCGAGGTGTCGGCGTCAAACTGTGCGGCGGTCGGCGCCGTGGGGTTGCCCAGCAGGGGCGTGTTCTCGGTCAAGCAGGTGAAGGTCAGCGACGTGGAGCCAATCGAGATGGCGCCGTTGGTGGTCAGGAACCAGAGCGTGTCAGCGTAGGTCGTGCCCTCCGTGACGAAAACGGCGACGCCGGATCGAATCTCGCTGTCGGCGTTCATGTCCTCTGCGCGCGCCCAGGCGCTGGCGCTCACCACGTAGATGCCGTTCTGGCTGGGCGTGGACTGGCTGCGCACCAGCACGCGATTGCCTGCCACCACAGCCACGCCGTCGATGGTCTGCGTTCCGGACAGCGTGATGTTGGCCGACGTCACGGCGCGCACGGGGTCCTTGAAGGCCAGCTTCATCAGCTCGGCCTGCACGTAGTTCTGCGTGGCGATGCCCGGCGGCACCGTGGTGCCAGCCTCCAGAAGATCGACGCGCGACTTCAGGAAAGCCGTGCGGTTGGTCAGGTTCTTCAGCGGGGCGTTGGTGACGCCACTCGGGCCGCCCAGCACGGGGTCGCTGGTTTCGATCTGGTAGACGCCAGCATCGTATTGAACAAGTTCGGGCAGGTTTGCCATTATGCAGTCCCGTGGTTGAACGTTCCGTTGTAGAAGATCGCGCCGTCATAGGCGTTGTTGGCCTCGACGTAGATCAGTTCCTCAAGCGAGCAACGGGCTGGCGCAGTGTAACTCAAGATGCGCCGCACCTGATCCGCCTGGGCGTTGGTGATCGGCCGCGTCAGGATGAACCGATACTTGGCCCAATCGGTGGTTTCGCCGTGAGTGATGAAACCGTTGTGCGTCTGCGAGCCGTTGTAGGTGACGCCAGACAGGCCCTCGATGATTGTGGCGTCACCGTAGCCCGAGTTTTGGATCACGCGGCGGATGCTGCTCAGCGTGCCCTTGCGGCGGTGGATGGCCACCGACTCCGCGATGGTGCGCCGCTTGAACTCCTCGGGCCACGTGGCGTCCCACTCGTCTACGTTGAAGGCCCAGGCCAGCCAGGGCAGCAGATCATCAGGGCAGGACCACGGGTCCCACTGGTCCGATATGGGCTGCGCGTCCAGCTCGCCTATGCGGGCCGTGGCCTGCTCGACGTCACGCTCCTGCGACGTCGCGTTGCCTGGCAGGAGAACGTCACTCACCGGTCCCGCCCACCGTCACATTGATGGCGGTGCACCACGCGGCCTGGTTCCAGGCGATCACCACGTCGGCAGCCGGCGCGGTCAGGCTGACGTTCTGCACGCCGGGCTGGTGCAGGGCGGCAAAAAGCCCGGACCTCGTGATGTCGCGGCCGATGCGGTGCATGTCGGCGGCGTAGGCCTGCGCAGCGGCCAGCGCGGCTGCCAGCGCGGTTTCCTGGCCGACTCCAGGGTACAGGGTGAGCACGGCCGTGATGCTGTAGTTCACGATGCCGGCGCTCTGCACGACGACGGCGTCACACAGGGGCCGCACGGTGTCGACGCTCAGCGCGGCATAGACCGTGTTGACCAGCGGCGTGGAAGCCGCGCCGTTGCCGGTGCGCGACAGCACGGCCACGTTCACCTGCCCGGGCACCAGCGGGGGGCTGGCCACGGCCACGTCTTTGACGTCGCCGCTGGCGCTCAGCGCGTGGAATTGGTAGGCGCCCACGCTGCCGGCCGTCGTGTATCCCTCCAGAGACAGCAGGATGCGATTGCGGAAGTCGGCGTCGGATTCGTAGGTCGGCGCCACGGGCGGCACCGCCGTGGGGTTGCCGGGGTCGATCACCAGGCGCTCGACGTTGTAGTTCGCCGCGATCTGGTCCAGGTCGGCGCCGGTGGCCAGCGCCAGCATGACGGACTTGGCGGCGTCGTTGATGCGCTGACGCAGCAGCAGTTCGCGGTAGGCCGCCACCTCCAGGATCTTGTAGGCCGGGTCAGACTCGACGAGCGCGCTGAACACGGGGTCGCGGGCCTGCAGGTCGGCCAGCATGGCGGCGAAGATGGTCTCGAAGTCCAGCGCCTCGATTACATCTGGCGGTTGGAGCTGCGAAAGATTTACCTGGGTGTAGGCGCCAGCCATTTACGTAATCTCGATGCCTTCGAGCCGGATCGGTTCGTTGTTGACCAGTATTCTACCCTCAAGCGCCAGCACAATGCGACCCTCTTGTGAGGCCGACTCCAGGTAGACGCGGTCCAGCCGGAAGCGCGGCTCCCACTTCACCAGCGCCTCGGCGGTGGCGGCGAAAAGCTCGACCTTCAGCAACTCGCCCATCGGGTTGTCGATCAACTCGGGCAGGCGCGAGCCGTAGTCGCGCCGCATGACCCGCGTGCCGATGCGCGTCGTCAGAATGTCCCGAATGGACTGCTTGAGGTGCCGGGCCCCATCCAGGCGCCGGCCCGTCTGCGCATTGATGCCGCTGAACTCAGCCATTTCATCCTCCCGCAAAAACACTGGGCGAGCCCTGCGCCACGACGCTGCCGCAGGCCACGGCGTCACCGATGCGCGCCAGAGCCTGCCCGTTGACGAACACGCTGGTGCTGCCGGCCGACAGCACCGACGCATGGCATGACGCCCCGCAGCAGTGAGACGCCCAGCCGTCGCCCTGGCGGTGGGCGCGGATGCCGTTGATGTACACGTTGCCGCTGGCGCCCGTGGATGGCCTCGGCGGGAAACAGCCGTGGCCAGTGCACACATCGCCGAGTCTACTCGCTGCCGGCATCAGACGGTCTCCAGAAGGTTGAGAAGGGCCGCGCGGTGGGCGTCCCAGTTGTTGGCCACGAACACGTCGAAGGTCCGGGTGTCGGACTGGGCGTTGTTCGAGACCATGATGGTGATGGATCGCGTGTCATCGACGGCAGTCGACGCCAGCCATTGGTATGGGTCGGAGCCGATCGGCACCGCCGCCGGACTGGGTGTCTGCCCGAAGGCGATGCCGTCCCGGTAAAAGATGTTGCCGGGCGGCATGAACAGGCTGCTGTCTCCGGACAGCGTGACGCCTCCCGCCCCCACGGTGACCACCACCGAAGCCGGCAGGCCGTTGGCCAGCACGGTGTAGACCTGCGGGCCGTTGACCGGCAGGATCTGCGCGGAGATGGTCTTGTTGACGGCGTCGCCCTTGACCAGCGCCAGGATTTCCCCGGAGTCGTCGCTCCACGTCACGCCGGCCTGCTCGAAGGTGGCCGTGAGCGTCGCCTCTGCGGCAAGCTGCGCGGCCAGCCGGACGGCAGTCTGAAGGGATGCCGTGACCGACGAGACTGACTGCGGGCTGGCCGCGATCTGGATGGCCGTGGATAGCTGGGCAGTGATCGCCGCCTGGCCTGCCGTGCTGGCAGCCAGCAGGATGGGCGACAGCAGGGCTGCGGATACCGTGGCTTGGCCCTGAAGGTCGGCGGCGATAAGCCTCAGCGTGAACAGCTCGGAAGCGGATGCGCTCGCCTCGCCGGCCAGCGATGCCGCCAGTTGGATTCCGGTCGTGAGGGCGGCCGTGGACGATGCTTCGCCGGCCAATGCAGCTGCGAGGATCGTCTGTGTCGTCAGGCTGGCCGTCGTCGTCGCCAGCCCCTCAAGGCCTGCGGCCAGCCGGATGTCGGTCGTCAGCGACGCGCCGGAACTCGCTTCTCCAGACGTCGCAGACGCCAGCAGGATGGCCGTTTCCAGATTCGCGGAGACCATCGCCTCGGCGGCCAATCCGGCGTAGAACAGCGTCTGCGTGGACAGTGCCGCGGCGGTTTCTGACAGCCCCTCCAGACCTGCCGCCAACCGGATGTCCGTCGCCAGACTTGCCGACTGCGACGACAGCCCCTCAAGGCCTGCGGCCAGCCGGATCTCGGTGCTGATCGACGCACTGGCGCTCGACTCGCTCGCGGTCTGCGCGCCCAGCAGGATCTGCGTCGTCAGAGCCGCGCTGGCGTCGGAAAGCCCCTCCAGGCCGGCCGCCAGCCGGATGTCGGTGGCGAGCGCGGCGCCGATGCTGGCCTCGCCTGCGGGGGCGGCCTGCAGCAGTACAGCCGTCGTCAGGCCGGCTGACGACAGGGCCTCGGCGCCCAGCGTGGCGGACAGCCTGATTTCAGTCTGCAGGCCGGCGCTGACGGTGCCGGTGGCCGTCAGGTCTGCGCCCAGGCGCGACGCGATCAGCAGGTCGGCGGTGATCTCTGCCGTGGCCTGCGCAGATGCCGCCAGCAGGATGGCGGTCTGAAGCTGCAGCCCCGTGACGGGCGCGGGGTCGTGGTACTGGCTGCCGTCGTAGGCATAGACGCCGTCGTGGACGATGCCTCGGGCGTCATGCTGGCGCGTGCCGTCATAGGACAGCACGCCATCGTGAAGCGTCGCGGCACCGACTCCAGTGCGCGCAAGCGCGACTGCGGATGCCGCGAGCGTCACGTCAGTCTCAGTTGTCTTCTTGGAACGTGAACGTGCCCGCCGGGAAGCTCGGCGCGGCGTCGCCGTTGTTCACGGTCTTGGCCTGGGTCAGGTTGCCGTACAGCAGCAGGTTGCCGCCGGTGGCCGCGTCGAACACGCCCACGGCCACGATGGAGCCCCAGTTGGCCGTCGGCGCTGCGAAAGTGATGGCGGCGTTGTTGCTGGTGGTGCCGCCGGTGCCGGTGGACGCCGTGGTGCTGCCAGCCGACTGTGTGCCGGCGAAGCTGGTCAAGCTTCTGGCGACCGACACGCGGGCGTAACTGCCGCCACTCACCTCGGTGCCGCCTCCGGCGTCCGTGGGCGCGACCGTGAACAGCGCATAGTGAAAGTTGGTCGGCGGCGTGAAGGTCTGCCCACGGAAGAACCAGTCGATCATCTGGTTCTCAAGGTAATTCGTCTTGGCTGCCATGTGAAACTCCTCAGTTCAGGTCAATTCTAGTGGCCGTGAATCGGATGCCGGCCGCGTCCAGCTCGATCTTGCTGCCGTTGCACTCCAGCACCAGCTTCGTGCGGTCTGCGGTGATCTTCGTAGGCCCCAGGTCTGCCAGCAGGGTGTGGCTGGCGCGGTCGTACTCGATCACCGTGCCGTCGCCGTACACCGTGGTGTCCTTGTTGGCGTTGGCCGATGGTGCGCCAGCCGACTGCTGGAACACCCCGGTCAGAACCAGGCCCTGGCGCATGTCGCCGGTCGGGCTCAGCACCACGACCTGCTCGCCCACCTCGGGCGGGTCCCAGCGGCGCTTGGCGGCAGAGGCGCGGCCCGTGGACCACGGCAGCCATGCGGTTTCGATCTCGCCCGACTTGATGCGCACCCTGGCGTTGGCCAGATCGACGGCCAGCACGGTGCCGTACCGTATGGCGTTGGCCGTCCGGCGCTCCAGGTCGGGCAGCGCCAGTTCCTGGATGCCTTCGGTGCGCGCAGTCATGCCAGATCGCCGGACCAGGCTGGCACATCGCAGGAGCCGTCATCGCAAGCCGACTGCACGGACTCCGGCGCGCGGGAATCAGGCCGCTCAAGCGTCTGGCGATAGGCGTCGGGGCCAGGGAACGAGTTGACGAACACCTGTGTCGGCAGAACGCCGGCCGGCTCGGTGATGCGCGGCGTCAGGTAGCGGCACTCGAAGTCCATGCGAAAGGCGCCCACCTGCTGATTGCCGCGCGCCGTGATCTCGGACGTCGTGGCGGTGAGCTCCATGTCGTCGCTCAGCAGGTTGCCCAGCGTTGGGTCGGCGTCGATGGCCGCCTCGACCTGTTCGGCCAGCCGGTCCAGCACGTCGTCCAGCTCGTCGCCACCGCCAGCCGCGGCCTCCACGCTGGCCGTCACCGTGCGCTCAAGAAGCCGGCCATCATTCGTGCGCTGGCTGCTCTCGTCGGCGGTGTAGACCGACAGCACGGCTTCGCGCTTCTGCAGGATCTCCAGGATCGGCCGGGCCCGGCTGGTGAACACGTTGGGGCCGGCCAGTGTCTCGGCGGCCGCCAGGCGCTCAGCAATGGCGTCACGGATGCGCTGCCGGTAGTGCATGGCTTACCAGTGCTCGTGGTAGTGGATGACGATCAGCTCGCCCTTGTAGTGGACGTCGTTGACGACGACGCGCTTGCCGCCCGGCAGTTCGATTTCGTCGTTCTGGGCCAAGCTCGGAAGGGCCTGGCGTCGCGCGAGGATGCGAGGGACCATCGACGATATGTCGGCGGTCGAGCCCGGGCGCTCGGCCAGGTGGCCTGTCGTCTGGATGCCGAAGAACGGCTCCGAAGAGTCTGGCATGTGCGCCACCATCGCCTCCCCGAAGTCATCGGGGCTGAACAGCGCGGCCAGGTCTTCGGCGGTCTCGACGGGCATCAGCGCTTCCGGGCGGCCTTGGCGGGTGCGGGCTCGGGCTCGGCTTCAGCGGGCGGCTGGTCAACGGCGATGACCTCAGGCGCATCCGCAGCGGGTGCGGACTCGGTGTCCTCAGCGGACACGGCGGTGCCACGGCGGATCAGCACGTCGGCGTCGGCCTGGGTGATGCCGATCTCGTCGGTGTCGACGATGGACGGAGGCAGGTATTGCACGCCATTGGCGCGGATGGATTCTTTCAGCTTCAGTTTCATCAGGGTCTCCAGAGCACAGGGAAAGAAAAGGCCGGTTGCCCGGCCTTCTCGTCACCACCGGGAATCAGATCACGGTGACCTTCTTCGAGCTGTTGGGGCGGTACGGCACCATCAGAGGAGCCGACTCCAGCATCAGCATGCGCCGGCTGGGGTTCTTCTCCGTCCAGCTCTGAGCGTAACGCTCGCGGGCCACCAGGACGTCGACGTCCATGATGGCGCCGAAGTGGCGCACGCCCTCGACGCGGCGACCAGCCAGCACGACGGTGTTGTCGGGCATGTACTTCTTGGTCGAGCCGTCGGCGGGGTCGATGTAACTGCCGGTGTAGACCCAGATCTGGAAATTGCCGAGGTCGCCCTTGTACTGCACGCCAGCGCGGATGGCGGTCTCGGGGCTCAGCACCAGGCTGGAATTGTCGCCGCGGCGAACGTCCAGCAGGCCCTTCACGGACGGCGCCTTGCGGAACAGGTTCCACGCCTTGACGTCCATGATCACGACATCGACGCTGCCGTCGAAGTCGGCGATCTGCTGCGACCAGTTCTCAAGCTGGGACGGAATGTCGGGCGCGTTGGCGTCCACCACCGACCAGCGGTCGTTCGTCAGCAGCGTCTCGGTCAGCGTGGCGTCACGACCGAAGTCGATGACGGCGTTGAAGCCCTCGCCCACGATGGTCTGCCTGCCGTCGCGCACAGCCTCGATGGCCATCACCTCCAGCCGGCGGGTGAACATGCGGTTCTGGTCGGCCAGGTCTGCCACGATGTTCGCCTGCTGGCGCTGCGCCGGGCTCAGGTTGCCAGTCAGGGCCTCGCCAGCGCGACGCTTCAGGGCCTTGATCGGGTTGTGGACGCGCAGGTCCTTCAGGTAGGCGGGCTTCACCGACTTGGTGCTGTAGCCGACGGAATCCACGACCTTGCCTTCGTACAGCGGGTGCACGAAAGGCGTCAGGCGGGGCTTGTCGGTCACCTTGTCGAAGTAGACCTCCTCGGTGTCGTGCGTGAGCACTTCGGGGAAGAACAGGTCCAGGAACACGGTGGGAACGGGCGCGAGCTCGTCCACCACGCGGTTCAAGAAAGCGGTGCTGTAGATGTCGAATGCCATGTTTTCCCCCGATCAGGCGGCCAGATTGGTTTTGAGGAAGATGCCGGCGTCACGCAGCCCAGCCTTGGTGGACGCAGCGGTGTGGCCCGCTCCGAACGTGAGCGCGGCGGTGTTGAACTCGCCGGTCAGGTAGGCGACCGTGGTCTTGTCGGCGCTGGTGGCGTCGGTGTCCTCGGCCAAGATGGCGGTTGGGGTCTGCGAGCCGTCAGAAGCCGCAGACGCCGACAGCACGTACTTGCCCGAAGCGGTGATGCGGCCCAGCACGGCGCCGCGCGAGAGGTTGCCGGTGTCGAGAACGATGCTCTCGGTCACCACCGGCACGCCGTCGCCGGCGATCAGGTTGTCGTGAGTGTGAGAGCCGGCGGCGTTGTCAAAGGCCGGCTGCAGGTTCGTGGTCATAGGTCAAAGCCTCCGATTAAGCGTCGATGCCAGCCTTGCGGGCCAGTGCGGTTGCTGCCTTGGCTGCCTCCTCCAAGGTCGGCTCGGCGTCTTCGCCGCTGCCAGCCTTGGGCGGGTTCAGCTCGTCTTCAGTCTGCTTGAGCGCATCCAGGTGCTGGGCGCCGGCCGTGGCGGCGGGCTTCGCGGGCGCTCCGGCCTTAGCGGCCTTGATGATCTCGAAAGCCGCAACTTCGGGCTTCGTGCCGTCCGCCTTGAACTTGGCGATCAGCTCGGCCGTGCCGGGCATCTCCATCGCCTCGATGGCGGCGATGCGCTCACGCTCTGACTTGGCGGCCTCGGCGCGCAGGGCGTCGGCGTCCACCTTCTCAACCCCGGCGACCGCTGCTGCCGTAATCTCGGCTACCAGATCGGCGCGGTTTTCCGTCAGGCTGGCGACGGTCAGTTTCGAGTAGTCCATGGAATCAAGCTCCTGCTTCATCGATTGAAGTGTTCCCTCAAATGTGCCAATACCGTCGATCATCCCGCGCTTCAGAGCCTCAGATGCGACGAATACAGCGCCTTGTCCAAAGGATTCTAGCACCGTCTCTGCGGTCGTGTTGCGATTTCGCGCCACAGTGTCGATAAACACTTGGGCGAGCGCGTCGACGTTGCCCTGAATCTGAGCCGCGCCGGCATCGGTTTCCGGGCTGGCGTTCTTCATCGGCGACTGGCTGGACACGAACCGGTAGGACTTCTCGCCGGGTCGGCCGTCCTTGACGGTGTAGCCCGCCTGCACGCCGATGCTGCCAGCGATGGCGGTGTCTGCGGTGATGATCTTGTCGGCCGCGCTGGCGATCCAGTAGGCGGCGCTGGCCACCGTGCCGCCCACGTAGGCCCACACGGGCTTTTCGGCCTGGCGCACCATGGCCGCGAATTCGCTGGCCCCGTTGACCTCCCCGCCGGGGCTGTCGATGCTCAGCAACACAGAGCCGATGTTCGGGTCGGCCAGGGCCTGCGCGAAGTCGCGCGCCAGCACTTCGTAGCTGCTGGCGCCGCTGAACTCCGTCATCAGGTTGGCGCGGCGAAACAGCGGGCCTTCCACGGGGATCACGGCCACGCCGTCGCGCACGGTGGCCGTCATGGTGTTGCCCAGCGGGCGGCCCAGCTTGGCCTCCAGCGCCTGCAGGTTGCCGTGGTACTCGCTCTCGCGCTCCGCGATGCTGGCGATGGTCTCCAGCCATTCGGGCTGAATGGCCCAGTTGGCGGCCAGCACGGCCTCGATGGCTTTCTTCATTGGTCGTCCTCGTTGTCGCCCGGCGCGGCCGGCGCGGCGGCCGGCTGCGGCGCCAGCGGGTCAGCCGGCAGGGCGGTCAGTTGCGTGCGCTCGCGGCCGATCTGCGCCAGGTTGTCTTCGTAGTCGGTGCCGAACTGCTCGGCGGTGATCTGCTGGATGGTCAGCGCGCCCGGGATGCCCAGCCACTCCTTGGCGGCCTTGGCTTCTTTCAGCGGGTCAAGCTGCCCCATGGGTGCGCCACGCCAGGTCGTGCCCAGCCAAGCGGCGCGGCGCAGCGGGTCATCAAAAAAGCCCGGCGCCTGCAGGTAGCCCCGCGCCACGGCCTCGCCGATGACCCAGGCGTACACGGGTTGGCAGTCGCTCGACACCAGCCACTGACGGCGGCGGCGGAACGACTTCCAGGCCTCCATGATGGCGGCACGGCTGGCGCTGTAGCTGGCCGTGAAGTGCTTCACCAGCACCTCGTGCGGCAGGCCCAGGCCCACGCCGATGTGCTTCAGGATGCTGGCCGTGAAGGGGTCGAATGCGGTGTTGGGCCGGTTCGGGTTGGCGAACTCCACGTCTTCGCCCGGCGCCAGGTCCATGATCATGCCGGACTGCAGCCGCGTCAGGCCGGTGCCGGTCGGCGTGATCTGCTGGCCCGCCACCTGGCCGGGGATGGTGCCGGGCATGACTCCGCTGCCGGAGGGCATGGCGGTCTTGATGAAGACGCTGAACATCCCCGACACAACGGCGGCCGTCAGCTCGGCCTCGGTGTAGCGTCCAAGCTGCTTGAACTGCTCCATGACGGGCGCGAAAAGGCTGACGCCCCGCTTCTGGTCAGGCCGGCGGCGCACCCAGTGGTGCAGGCACAGCGGCGAGCCCTGCGCGTCGAAGGCCGGCACGCTGGTGAACTCGTTCGGGTTGCCGAGACGCGACAGGTAGGCGTCGCCCGGGTGATCCTTCAGGAAGTGGTAGCGCACGGGCTCGCCGTCGGCGTCCACCTCCACGCCACCAAACACCTTGCCGATGGGCGCATCCTTGCCGGGCGGCGTCATGCACCGGTCGGCCTCCACCATCTGCAGGCAGGTGCCGAAGACCGAACCCTGGCGCGGCTTGAAGCGGCGCACCGTGAAGACGTCGCCAGACAGAAGGGTGTTGATCAGCACCAGCGCCTGGTGCTCCCAGTACGTGCCGCCACGCGTGACGTCAGACTCGCGGCTGTCGGCCCACATGTAGAAGAACCGCTCGGCCTGCGTCTGCCACGCCGAGGCCTCAGCCTCGGTCAGGCCAAGAATGGCGCGGTCGATGTTGGACTGAGGGCGCAGGCCGGTGGCCACCACGTTGTCGACGATGGTGTCCAGCGCGCCGAACGCCAGCGGATTGTTCCGGTCGAGGTCTCGGGCCTGCCAGCGCAGCGGGTCCATGTAAGGCAGCGTGTCGGCATCGGCGCTGCCCATGCTGACGTCCCATGCCGCGGTGTTCTTGTTGTCGCGCCGCACAGACTGGTAGCTCGACCCGATCTGCTGCCGGATCATGGCGGCAAGCGTTTCCTGCGGCAGGATCAGGCCGCCGAACCGGCTGTCTTGCGGCGTCTGCACGTAGCTCATCGGACGAGCCCGTAGTTGACGCCGATGCCGCCTCGCTCCAGGCGCGCGACCTCGATCTCAAGTTGGCGCTCGCGCTCCTGCAGTTGCTTCAGGTTGGCGCGCGTAACCTGCCGCTGTGCGCCGCCGTCCATGATCATGTACGACTGGCCGCGCGTCAGGATGGCAGAAATTGCCGTCCGAACCTCGGTCAGTTGTTGCTGTTTCACTTCCAGGGCTGCGGACATCGGCGCGTGTCAAGGGTTATCTGGCGCCGATTCTACTCGGAAACTCAGTCCACACGCCATGTGGCAACGCTTAGCGGCTCACCTAACCCGGCAGCGCAGCGTAATGGTGCGGCTGTCTACACGCCCGACACTGGTGGTGATCGTGTTGGTCAGCACGTAGTTCTGCTCGGCGACTCCGCCTGCCGCGAAGACGGTGGCAAGCGTGTCGTCGATCACGGCGGCACGCGTCAGCGTGAGCCCCGCGCTGGCCGTCCAGTCGCTGTCCGTGATGGTCTCGCCATCGGTCAGCCAAGTGCTCCAGTCCACGCTGTAGTCCAGGTCTGAGCCCGGAGCATGCGCCGTCCATCGCTTCCCATCGGGTTCGGTCTTGATCATGCTGCGATCGTCCTGCTTTCGGGTTTGACCAGGATTATGCGCGGCTCAGCCCGCACGACGATGATGCGATCCGGGTTCGGCTCATACACGCCATCGATGACCTGGCCGTCTGTGGCGGTGTTGGCCTGGGCGACGTCATTGGCGGCCAGCAGGTGCGTCTGAACGACGGCGCTGGCTGCGGCAATGTGATCCACCGCCACAGGGGCGGCCTGCAGCACGTGAACCTGGCCGACGGCGGCGGCCGTGCCGGTGTTGACCTGCTGCGCGCCCGACCCGGCAAGCTGGTGGATCTGCTGAACGCCTGCCGACGTTGACGTCGTCGGCTGGCTGGCGTTCGCGCCGGCAAGCGTGGTGGTGAGGCTAAATGCGCCCGACGTGCTGGTGTTCGGCTGCGCGGCCCCGGCTCCAGAGATCTGGTGCACCTGGGTGACTGCGGCGGCGGATGACGTCGTGTTCTGGCGTGCCGAGTTGGCGGCCAGCACGTGCGTCTGGGCGACTGCCGCGGACGTCGACGTGTGGTCGACGCGGACGCTGTTGCCGGTAAGCCCGGACGCGCCGGACACGGCCCCGCTGGTCGAGGTGTTGTCCTGCCGCGCACTGGCGCCGGCAAGGACGTGCGACGTGCTGACCGCGCCCGAAGTTGACGTGTTCGATGAGGCCGCGCCGTTGGCCGCCAGCACATGGGCCTGCGTGACTGCCCCCGACGTCGAGGTGTTCGGGACCGCGACGTTGTTGCCAGCAAGCGACCCGGAGCTGGAGATCGCTCCAGACGTGCTGGTGTTGTCTTGGCGGGCGCTGGCCCCAGCAAGGACGTGGGTCTGCGTAACCGCGCCACTGGTGGATGTGTTGTCCTGACGGACGTTGTTGCCCGCCAGGGTGGCTGCGCCGGAGATGGCCCCGGAGGTGCTGGTGTTGTCCTGCTGTGCGTTCTCGCCCGCAAGGACGTGGGTCTGCGCGACCGCCCCGGAGGTGGACGTGTTGTCCTGGCGGACAGACGCGCCGGCCAGGACGTGCGTCTGAACGACGGCGCCGCTAGTGGACGTCGTGTTCTGGCGTGCCGAGTTGCCGGTGAGGGTTACACCGGGCCCTGCCCCGCCCGAAAGCCTTGGAACGCGGACGCGGAGCGGCACGTCAGTTCCCGATCAGCGGCGGGCGGTTTTTGAACGGATGCGCGGCGGGGAGGTTGTTCAGCGCAGTGATGTCACCAAATGAAGCTGCTCGCCATGCCATGTAGCCTTCCATGCGCTGGCGAAGCGCATTCGTTAGTGCAACACCTGTGAAGATAATCGCCTCGCGGATACGCCAGTTTGTCCATCGGCTAAACTTCACGCCGGAACCTACATCAACTGCCAAAGTCCCAACGTTAGAGCGCTGGGTCCAAGCGCCAGAAACCGTGCCGTCTACCGCGCCATTCCCCCAAGTGTTGATGAAGCCGTTGCCGATGGTGCCGCACAAGATGTTTGTTGTGCCGGTGGAGAAAGTCAGTGCGCCTGTGCCGTCATAGTTGCGCTGAGTGGCCGCAGTGTCATTTGTGTAACATGCGCTTTTTCCGTTCGACTTAATCATATACGCCCATCCCGCCGTGGCCGGACCGAGCTCAGTGTAAAATTCAAACGGCGAGTTGTACGCATTGGTCCAAGACACTGCGCGCAACGACACGAAAAAAGACACAGGATAAACAAACGCCCAACCTTCGGGGCTGCGTTGAAGCGCGTCGTTTGAGCCGTCCCACAGAACCGATTGCGGTTGCAGAACGGCAT